TTAACTAATATTGTCTGATAGGAAAAGTTTTTTTGCGTGTTTAAAACCAATTCAATATTATTTTTTAAGTTAAAATTTTTAACTTCTGTTTTAATATTTTCCAATTTTAAATAATTTTTTACAGGTATTTTAAATTGAAATGTTGTGTGAGAATCTAATTTATTTGGATTTTTTTTGTCCAAAAATTTTAAAAAATCATAAAAACTAAGTTTTTTTTCATAAACCCAAGGCCTAATTCTAAGAACATGTAAATAAGATGATATTATTCTAATAAAAGGATTTCTTACTATTTGAAAAGACAAATACGTTGGATCATAATTATCAGTTCTATATTTTTTCATTCTTTCAGGATGAATCCATTTAAATTTATCATATTCAAATTCTATAAAATCAAAATAAGTTCTAAATGCAGTAGAACAAGCACATTTTGGTGTCCAAATCATACAAATTTTTTTTTCAGAATTACAAACAATATAATCGTCATTATCCGGTATATACTTTAAATACTCTTCTGGAATTTTTTTCAGTTTAGATCTAAATCTATCCTCCATAAATTTCTACATCCAATGCTTCATTATACAATGATCTCAATAAAAGGTCAAGTTCTTTTTTATTAATTTTAATATTTAATCCATCGACATATTTACTTAGAATCGTCAAAGTATCTTCGGCCTCATTTACCATGTCATCATCATTTTCAAATTCCATATCAATATTTTCAACAACCGAAATATCAACAACATCTTCTTTATACAATGAGTCCATCATAACATCGAACCAATATGGATTATTTTTTTCGGTCACAATTACTTTTACAAATGTGCCTTTATATTTTGAATAATCTGCTTTCTTAAAATCTTCATATGTTTTTTTCGAATCATTGTAATATATTTTATGAAACATTCTATAAGGATTTTGTATAAATTCTAAATTTCTTGTCGAGGTGTCAAATATATGAAATCCTCTCTGATCATTGAAATCTCCCCAATTTATTTCATAAGGATTACCAAGATAATTTATATTACCATTCGTAGATTTATGATGAAAATGACCGCTCAACACCATATCAAATTTATTAAAAATTTTTGGGTCCATACCTGTATCACACCATAAACCATGATGCATTTCAAAACCTGAAATTTCAAAATGTCCCATCATTATTTCTGCATCAGTTTTTTCCATCATACTGACGCATTCAGAATAATTCGTATTGTTAATCCAAGGCATCATTAAAATTTTGGTATCATCAAAAATCATTTCTTTAGGGGTATCATAAATCCAAGGTTCAATAACACTATCTGTTGTAGAAAATAATTCAACCATAGAATTCACATCATTAGTATTTTTAAAATAAACATCATGATTTCCAATAATAATATGAGTATCTACGTTCATATCCCACAATCTATTGATAAAATTTTTTCTAATATAATTCAAAGTTTTAAAATTGATATATTTTCTTCTATCAACAACATCTCCTAGATGTATACATGTTTTTATATCATTTTCTTTCAAATATGGGAAAAAAATGTTATCATAAAATTTATTGAAATAATCTTGAAATACAACATTATCATTTCTTGCGCCAAAATGTGTATCAGTAATTAATGCTATTTTCATATTTTATTTTTTTATTAAGTAATAAACACTTCCTCTATCATCAGGATTGTTTAGAGTTAATTGATTGAAATGATAATCTATAACATTATAATTTAAATCTTTTATTAATTTATCAAAAGATTGTTTAGAAAATCTGTTTTTTGTATAGTTAGGATCTCCATAATTAGGTATTTTTGTAATTTCCAAATGATTTTCATCTTCACTCAACATACTCACAACATTTTGAACTATTAAATATTTCTTTGCCGATTCATAAGATTTTTCCAATATTACCTTAGGATTTTCAAAATGATATAATCCTCCTGCATTCATGACAATATCACATCTTGGTATGTCAAAATACTCATCAATAGTACTACTAATAAATTTTGCGTTGACATTTAATCTCTCAAATAGATCATTTATAGGATATTCACCCATCAAGAAATTATCGACACAATAACATTCATCGCATCCAAATTTATTTGCAGCGACAGTGAAAAAAGCATCTGCACAAAACAATTCTACAAAAGATATATTTTTTTGTTCCTCACCATTTTCTATTGTTTCTTGTCTTATAAATTCAATTGATCTAGAAAGATAAGACAATAAAATATATTGTTTTTTGTGTTGATTCAAAATAAAAGGTTCACCATGGTGTTTATTATTAAATCCGAATAATTTAAAATCATGGTAAAAAATAAAATTATCAATGTTCATGCATGTTCTCCTTTAAATAATTCATTTTTCTATCAAATAATAAACACTTCCTCTATCATCTATTTGATTTTTAGGTAATTCATTAAAATGTTGATAAACTACTTTATAATTTAATTTTTTTATTAATTTATCAAAAGATTCTCTTGAATATCTTGAAGTACAGTGAAATTGATTAATTCTTTTTATCTTAAAATAATCTTCATCCTTTGAATTTAAAGTAACTACATTTTGTACAATCAAATATCTCTTTGCTTTTTCATAAGATTTTTGTAATATTTCTTCAGGATTTTCCATGTGATATAAGCCACCCGCATTCATGATAATATCACAACTAGGTATATTAAATCTTGAATCTATTTTTGCTTTTATCAATTTAGCAGGAACATTTAATTTTTTAAATAATTCATTTACAGGATAATATGCATGAGAAAAATCATCAATACAAAAACATTCACAATTTATTCTACTATTTGAACCAATTCTGCTTGCAGCAACCGTAAAAAAAGCATCAGCACAATACATTTCCAAAAAAGAAAAACTAGGTTGATTTATACTATCTCTAACTTTTTCAATAGCATAAGTTAAATAAGAAAATAAAATATTTTGTTTTTTACCTTGATTAATTTTATGTGTACCTGAATTCTGTTTATTATTAAATCCAAATAAACTAAAATCATGATAAAATTGATAATTGTCAATATTCATTTTTATCCTTCTACATTAAAACACGTTGTAAACAGTTCCTACATAAGATACAGAATCTTCTGATTTTTTCTTTTTATTAAATCTTTTATCTTCAAATTCTTCGATAAATTCTGATATCATCAATCTCATGTCATTAGTTCCCACCATTGACATATAACCTCCATCATCACCAGAACTAACATCTATATGATCTTCCAAATAGGATAATCTTTCCATTTCCTTATATTTTATATAAAGATTCTTTTTTTCTTTCTGAATTCTTCGAACAAAAGCCCAGTATATAATCTGAGTAAAATATGCAAATGGATTTTTTGATTTTTCTGGATTAAAATTATGCACATACTGAAGACAATTTTCTATACCATCAGATATCATATCTTCTTTAAATGCATAGTTAATAAAATTAGGTCTATAAGATAATCTTTCAGCAATTAACAAAAAACATTCTCCGATATAATCTGGAACAGGAGGACGTTCTTCACCTTTTTCTTCAAATTCTATAATTTTTTTCTTATAATCTATCATTGCCAAAAGAAAATCTTCATTGTTAATATAATTAGCCATAAAGTTCTCCTTTCAAATATTCTATATAATGATATCATAAGAAATATTTTTTGTCAAGAGAAAAAAAAAGCTTGACAAACTATTGACAAAATGTTAAGATAAGTGTGTCAACCGCAAATGAAAAATTTAATTTAAAAAACTTATTTCGTTCATCAAGTCCAAAGTATGTTCTTCTCTATTATTTTCAATATTTTCATGTGCTTTCTCATACAATTCAATGTATTCTGAAGATAAAGAAGTGATCGTTACAATTGATTTGGTTGATAATGGTATAATTTCATCGGTTGTAAAAGGTATCCAAGGAACAAAATTGTAATTAACACTTTCACTGTCTTCAGATATTAAAACTCTTAATGGTTTAATAAGTCTCATAAAAGTGTTTGTAGATTTATCTATATCAATTTTTGAAAAAATAAAATCATTATTTGATAATAATATAAATTTATATTCAAAATTTTCTTTTTTCATTTTTTATCCAGTAGTAGGTATTGTGATAATTTTATAATTAAATTGCTCTTCATTATATATCTTTATTCTTTCTACAAAATGTGTTAATGTATAGTTTTTAGAAGATTTATACGATAAATCATCAGCAATGTCATACAGAATTGCTATTTTTTTAGATTTATTTTTTCTCAATCCTCTTCCTATACTTTGCAAATTTCGTATACGTGATTTAGAGGGAGAAGCAAATATGATATTATGTAAATTAGTGATATTAATGCCAGTGGAAAAAGTGCCATAAGACGCAACAATAATGGCATTTTTCTCCTGTTCTGATATGTGTCGAATTGACTCTCTTGTTTCAGTATCTGTTCCTCCGTAGACGAAAAATACTTTTCTTTCTTCATTAACTTTTTCCTTTATTAAATCATAAATCACTTTTCCATGTTTTTCTACCATTTGAAATAAAACTAAAGAATTATTTTCTAGACTGACTGCCAAATTTCGAATAAATTTATTTCTAGTTTCATTGTTTATTAAAAATTCAATTTCTTCTCTATAATTTATTCCTTTTAAATTTTTTCTAATTTCATCTGGATATTGTAATACTAAAGCTTTTATTTTAAAAGATGATAGGGTTTTTTTATCTATTAATTCTTTTGTAGTAATAACTTTATATGTTTTTCCAAATAAACCTTCTAACATTAATTGATGGGTTTGTGTGCCATCAAGTGTTCCTGTTGTCCCAAATCTATATTTAGTTTTGACTGTATTTTCCATTATCTGCTGTAAAGATCTAGCTTTAAATTGATGTGCTTCATCTCCTAAAACTAAATCAAAATCAGAATAATAATTTAAAGGTAATTTATATAAAGATTGCCAGGTTGAAATATAAATAGGTTTTTCCGAAACTTTATCTCTACCTGCAAATATTGAATGAATATTTACAGAACTATTCCACGAATCATTTTTAGCATAATCATTAAAATCACTTGCCATTTGGGCAACTAAAGATGTTGTGGGTACAATAATTAAAGCTTTAAAATTAGAAAGTTTTTGTTGATAATATCTTAAAATAAGATAGATGATGAAAGATTTACCAGATGCAGTAGGAGAAAGTAAAAGGCATCTTTCATGATTGATAGCGTGTAAAACAGCATCGACCTGATAATCTCTTGGTGTATGAGTTAAATTAAGAGATTTGGTAAATCTTTCAAAATCATCTTTGTTATATTTATTCAAAATTTTAGGATAACTTTTATATTGAATTTTATAATTTCGATCTTTTGTAAATTTTATTACATGATCTATCAATCCATTATATAAAGTTTTATTTTTAAGATTGAATAATCTTATTTTACCATCCCACATTTTGTTTTTGTAAGAAGGCATAAATCTATATCCAGGAACATAAAAAGTAAAATAATCACTTAGTTCTTGTGCAAGACCAGGTTCTGTTTGAACTGTCATAAAGACTTCATTTTTTTTGTCTATAAGTAATGTGTCTGGTTGATATAGCATTTATTATTTTTCTATTAATTCTATCCATTTCTGTGATATTAGTTCTGGATCAAATTTACTCATATCTACTGTTGTTTTTTTGGTTTCTATATTAGAAATCCAATTATAGACATCATCAATAGTATGATTTTCATCAATAAGCATATTATTTTTATCTATTAAAATTTCTTCGGCAGCATCTCCTTTATATGTGATTACAGGAACGCCTAATCTATTTGCCTCTAAATAAACCAAACCAAATGTTTCTTGAGGTAAACAAGGTCTAAATAAACATGCAGAATTACTTAAATTTTTTAAAGTTGTTTTATAATCAAGTTCTCCTAAAAAAGTAATTGGATAATTAAATTTATTTACATCTTTTAAAAAATCATATACAATTTGAACGTCTTTTCTTTGTCTTTGGGGCGGAATACTAATATAAAAATCTCTTTTCATACCTTTTTCATATAAACCAATGTATAATGTCACAGCTTCTTTTAATCCTTTACCGAAAGCACTCATCCAATAAAGGTGTTTTTTTCTTTCTTCTTTTATAGGTTCATCTATACCTTTAGGGATCATATAATGTATTACTTCATCTCCTGATACTTTTTTTCCTTTTTCATAAACATATTTTTGTATAGCATTAGAATTAAAAATTCTAGGAATTTGTTCATGACATGTCCACCAATTGTGCATCCAGTTGTAAGTTTTTTCAGCAGAATTTATTTCAATAGATGATAATGCTTTTACATGTGGTCCGTACAGTCCATAATTTCCGTGTCTGTTACCTATATAATCAAAATGATTGCACGTTACTCTGACTTTTGATTTTGCATAATAATGTCTAAAATTATTTAAATGTTTGACACCTCTTATTATTTTATCAGTACCATCCGTTAAAGAATGCAATATACCAACATTAACACCTTTTTCTGAAAGAGTTTCAGCAACATTTAAAATTTGTCTTTCCGTGCCTCCCATAGCACCACCATCTTCTTTGAATATTGGAAGATTTGCTTGTATCAATAAATCATATGGCATATTTTTTTAAGCTCCCATTGTAAATTTTTTCCAATCAATAGCATTTTTAATGAAATAACCTCTATTTGTTAATGATTTGATTATTGCTTCTAGGTAATTAATTTTTTCTTTTTGATATTCTATTTTATCTTGCATTTCAAGTAAATCATTATCTGAATCTATAAATCTATTAAGATCTTCTTTATTTCTGCTTTTAATGTCTAATTCAAAAGTTTCCCAGCCCATTTCATCCAAACTACTTTTATCTATTTTACCAGTATAATATAACCATTTTAATTTTTGTAAACTTTTTTTCTTAGATTCCATTCTGACTAATCTAAGTCTTTCTTCTGAAAATATCTTAAAATATTTATTATGTAATTCTGGAATTTTTATAGATTCAACATCTAATTGAGAATCATCGATTGTGCAATCACTGGTCCATAATTTTTGTATTTCTTCTAATGTCATTTAACCTCAAATTTTAAACATCACTAATAATCCTTTCTATATTATATATAGTGTACGAAAAACTAACATCTGCAATAACTGTAGTCGTATCAGATGATAAACTATTCATATCAATATCACTTAAACTAATTGGAAAAATTTTATCAAAAACAACTTTATATTGTACATTTTTGTGACTTGATAATATGAATAAAATTCCTTGAGAATATTTTCCTTGAGAATTTGACCTAATTAAATTTGAATGTTGTTCTGTGCTATAAGGATATCCTAATCCTATAATCCAATTATAAATTTCTAGCCAATTTTTTAATTCTTCATCAACAATAAAAGAAATTCTAAATTCATTAAATTCAATTTTATCTCCAGGAACAGAATAATCCTTAAACGGAGTATTTACATTTGCTAATCCTAAAGTTAATCCTGGCAAATTTACGGATTGACAGAAAAAATTTACATTTGGTATTCTATCTATTGTGAAATTAAATCCAGTAGGAATAAAATAGTTTAAGTTTTTAGTAAGTGTAGCCATATCAATATTTATATGATATGAAAAAGGAAGGAAATGCGGGAGTATAACTCCCGCAAAAAAAGATATTACATTAAGTTATTTACTCTAACAATTCTGTAATATTCATTTTCGTGTAGACCGGTTGTGGCTGCACCAAAATTTCCACTTAAATCATATCCAGCCAAATCACCTGATGCAGGAACACTTGACTTTGCAAATGGATTTCTGACCATTCCATATCTGGTCTTAAATCCGATTTTTGGTTGGAAGGTATTTGTGTCTACCGCACGTACCATTTGCAACGGTACATATGGGCAATAGAACATTCCAGCATCGTAAGATGATGAACCTTTATAGCCAACTACAAAATAGTTTGAAGAATTTGTAACTGCATATGGGTCAATATAAACTCTATATCTACCATTTAAAACACCTACAAATGTATTACCAGTATCATCTGGATTCATGTTATTACTATCTAATGCTGGAGCATAATCCAATACACCTGCCATTTGTAGTGCAGAAGCTACATCAGAAGAAGTTACGATAATGTTACCTTTTCCTCTTCTTGTCTTTTTTGCAATTTCATTTGCTTCTCTTTCGATCTGGAACATCAATCCTTTGAATTTCTCAACTGACCATCTTCCGTTTGAATCAGTATCTAAATCAAAAATACCTGGGGTAGTTGTATTATGTTGTGCACCAATAGTTGCTTCATTATAGATTTTTCTAATGACTTCTCTATTAATTTCAGCAAGAATTTCAGATGAAAGAATATTGCTCAATTCAGTTTCAGCATCCAATCCATGAACTGCTTTAAGGTCTTGTGCAACTTCCATTGTATAATCTGCTCTTAATGCTCTGGTATGTGCTGTTACAGTAACTTTCTCAATTGAGAATGCCATGTTTTGAGGCGTCATATTTTCGCCAATTGCTACATCCAATGCACCTGATGCAGAACCTAATGCTGCTGAAGTATTTGCAACTGCTGTGCCATTATTTGCGACAAGCAATAATCCTGGTGCTCCAGAAGTTTGACCTACATTACTATTTGCGGAATAAGAAGCATCTGCTTCATTATAGAATGCTTCTGAATTGTCATTTCCAACACCATTCATCTTATCATATCTTGCTCTCATAGCAAAAATAAGACCAGTTGGACCTGTCATAGGTTGTACGCCACAAATATCATATGCAATCAAATTAGGCATAGATCTTCTAACCAATGAAATCATAATAGGATCGTATTTTGCAATACCGCCTTGATCTGGATAGTTACCGGCACTATTTGGTGCACCTACTGCTAAACCATCAGATGCTGCTTCAGTGATAAAATTCTGACTGGATAGAATTTGTCCGTCTTCTCTCATTGATTTTTCTTGATTCTCTAAAAGTACAGTTGTTACCGCTCTTCTATACGAATCTTTGATGCCTCCTAGTTCGGGATGGTCAAGAATCGGTCCCCATTTTTTCTGTAAATTTTCGGAAAGATACATCTTTTATTCTCCTTTTATTTTTTAAGTGTTCTAGAAATAGCATCTGCGTATCTTCTTATCGCATCATTCGCCATTTCGTAATTTGAATCAGAATTAACAGAAGTCTCATTAATCTCATCTGTCTCTGTTACATTTTCTTCTGTAATCATCTGTTCTTTACTGTCATTACTTTTAAAGTAATTTTCTTTAATCATGGTCAATTTTTCTGCGTACTCTTCATCATTGTTATAAGTAATACCTTCCGAAAGTTTTTGAAGTCTTTCAACCTCAACTTCTGTCAACCCTTCAGATACAGTATATATTACGTCCATTTTTTTGTATTCTTTGAGTTCTTTTGCAGTCTCAATATTTTTTTGAATTTCATTATTCAAGGATTCTTCCAAATCTTCAACTTTAGCAAATAAATCATCAACTAAATCAACTTTTTCATCTGGAATATCAATATAATGTTCAACAAATAGATTTTTCAATCCTACCATAAAATCTTCTACAACTTCAGAACGAATTCCTTTATCAATTGCTAATTGATTTTCTTCCATCCATTCTTTCACAACATAATTCATGAAATCGTCAACTTTTTCAACCATTGATGATCGATTATTTTCTATAGCTTTTTCGAGTTCAACCTGATATTGCTCCTCTAATTTTTCAACTCTAGTGGCAATTTCTTCATTAACTCTTGCAAAAACAGCGGCTTCAAAAATTGTTGCTGCCTTTTCTTTAAATTCATCAGATAATTCTTCACCTTCAATTAGTGCCTGAACATCATCGGCAAGATTTGCTTCTAGTTCTTCTTTAGCAACGATTGTTTTTTGTTCTTTTTTCTGCTCTTCAGCAGGTTTTTCCATACCTTCGATAATAGATGCTATATCGTCTTCAGTCATAGAAGCAATTTCTTTTTCAGTATATCCTTCATCCAAAAGATATTGCATAATTTGTTCTTCTGTAATTTCATCTGTATTGTCAACTTCATTCAATGCGCCTAAAACTTCTTCAACCTCTTCTCTGCTCATTTCATCCAATTTATCATAAATTGATTTGATCAAAGACATTTTAGATGCTTGTTGCTCTTTAATGGTGCTATCTTTTTTAACACTCTTAGCATATTCAGGCTTTTTACCATCATTTGTTGTTGGATCTGCACCAACATCATCAACATCTGCCTTTGTTTTTTTCATACTGTCTTTATTTTTACCTGCTCCAGGAATACTCGCTTCTTCAAGCTCTTCTTCCTGCTCGACAGTTTCAATAACTTCGTTGTCTTGCATTTGAAAACTCCTCTATATTTTTGAGATAACTCTGTTTATATTTATACATTTAGAGATTTAATAAAAACTTATTAAAAGCTTTCAACTTTGT